GTTTAGTAGTTCCTTTACATCATTTCCGAGGGTGGTATTTGGCAAATCTGCTTCAAAATACACTCCCTTTTGGTCTGATTTGAGTCTCAATGACCCATTTTCGGTTCTGGCAAGTGGCATTTTGCTGTCGTGATTGAAATAAAGTTTGATGTCATCATTTGCGATGCTTTCATCAAACGCACCACGGGCAATCTGCTCTACAAAGGTTCTACCACGCTCTGTTAGACGCACGGAATCGACATTATAGACGATTGCGTATCCAGAGAGGGTATTTCCATCTGATTTGAACTTGTCAGGTGCTTGTCGTGTTTCCATTATTATCTCCTTGTGCTGTTCCTTCAGATGTATCATTGCCAATATTAGTCTGACCTCCACCAGTTCCCATGTTCTTGGCAACAATAAACTCGTCAAGACCATCTATTTCTTCGTAGTTGAGAATGTCTCTTGCTTCGTTTCTTGAGATGATTCCTGCCTCAACTCCTGTGCGGAGGGCAGAGAATGTTTCCGCAAGAGATGGACGAACAATCATATCTGTATCAAAATGAGGTGCTTCACCGAGTTTAAGTTCAAACTCTGCTTTCCATGTTTCAAACCAGTGTGAGAGACATCCATCCAAGTACATTCTACTCAACCATTCCATTGTTCCGTAGGTATTTGAGTTTTCACCAAGATAACTCATTGGAACACCAAAGATGCGTGATACATCTGCTACGGAAATGCTCTTTGCCTTGCTAAAAGCATCTGTTTCAAACATAGAGGAGATGCGTTCAACCTTTATATTTGAGGAAAGCACGATTGGTTTGCTGGCATTTGTGCTTCCACTATGGTTCTTGAGATATTCGTGTTGGATTGCTTGACGAGCAGTAATATTCAGTTGCTCGGGTGAAAGGAATGCGAGTTTTGGTACTCCTCCAGCATTCATCACCATGTCGTAGGTGGCATTTTCTTGACCAACTGCGATTGAGAGAGCAGTTTGGCATAGGTTTACAGGAGAAGAACTCCATAAACCCTCAAGCAGACTTGCCTTAATATGTAGAATATTTTCTGGGTCTACCTTGCCATATTCTTGAGTTTGGTACATTGGGTCTGGTCCAGTGACATCCAAACTCACACTTCCGATGGATAGTGGTATCAGTTCATAGATGCTTCCGTTCTTTCTACGGTTGATAAGAGCAAAAGCATTGCCATAAAGCACTGCTTGCTGTGTCATGGAACGAACAAAGTCAAATCCACTCTGAAATCGGTTTGGTCTTCTCCATATACGCTCTAACTCTGGAGAATCAAACTCCGCAGGGGTTCTTGCCACATCATTACCGATAAGTGTTGCGGCACGGTATACAGGAGTATATCCAAGCACATTATTTGGAGTGGCAAATGGAGTAGCAGTGTAGGTTTGAGGAAAGTACACCGTAGGAACTGTGTTCCAACCGAACCAACTCCTGATGCTTTCCACTGATTTATTGAGTATTCCCATTTAGTATTTGCTCCGCTTCGATTTCATAGATGCTTGCTGATTTGCCTCCCCAGAGGTGTATTGCCATAATAGATGATACAAGGGGGTCAATGATACAATGTTCTCTTGCCTTAACTGGACGAATATTACCGTTGATGTCTGTCTTTGCGTGTGCTTCGGCACAAGCACGACGAAGAATAGGGTCATTATTTACTACCAACTTGCCTCCCAACCATAGGTTCTGAAACAACGCACACCCAGGTCCGAATGTGCTGATTGCCATTCTATAGGTTTGTAGTGGCACACCATCATTAACGAGTGTTTCGGCAAGGTATTTGCTTGACCATGCGTCATATGCCACACCCTTAAGGTCATATTTCTTCTTGACTTCAGTTAGGGCAATGCGAATCTGTTCATAATCTATTTCACGACCTGGAGTTGTAAGAAGATGTCCTTCTTTCTCCCATGTTCGTACTGGTATTCTGTAGTCCAACTCTCGTTGTGCCAATCCTTCACGGGGAAACCAGTAATATCCTTTGAGTGCTACACGACCACTATCAAGTGGAAATGCCAATACAAGTGCTGTCATATCACCTGTTTTGGATAGGTCTAATCCAGCATAGCACGCTTTTCCTAATAGACCGTCCCAATCAAAGTTCTTGTCTTGGAAACGCTCCCAATGACTCATATCAAGGAATCCACCAGTGTTCTCATCAAATCGTGATGCGTGGAATCTACTGAACTCACTGCGTCCCATTGGAGACTGCTTCATGGTGTTCCAAGAACGGCGTAAACTGCTCATATCTGGTTGACCGTAAGGCAATCCTGGGTTACCTTTTACCCACTTTGTCTCATCATCAAGAGCATCAGCAGGGTCTAAACCATATAGAAATGCGTTCACGGTATCGTCAATAATCTCCCCTGACAATACACTTTCACACTGTTTCACAATCTCCATGTAGATATTTTCTGGATTGGAACCTGGAGTTGTGATGATGACACCAGTGCTTTCGGTTCTCTTTGCTCCTGTAGTTAACAGTTTGGTAAGAAATCTACCTTTGAACTCTGCTGCTTCATCTGCGACCCACATAGAGGGGTTCAGACCGTCCAAGGAACGGTCCAAGGCAGGAAGTGCGTTCATGGAGCAGTCTGCGTCATCTCGGTCTATAGAACCAAACCTGATGGTAATATCGTGACTGTTCTCTGGCAATCTCTGAACCATTGTTTTGGCAGTTTCAAGTAGAATCTCTGCTTGGTCTTGGTTGTTTGCGATTACATGAACACGCTTTCCATCCCCATTCAGTAGGTCATAAAGACTCAAACCTGATAATAGGGTGGTCTTGCCATTGCCTCTGGCAACCTGTACAACAGTCAATCTGTACCGTTTCTTCTTGGTTTCAGTCCATTTCCAACAGATAATATTGGTGATAATGAACAGTTGCCAATCATGGAGTTTGAACTTTTGCTTTGACCACTCACCTACGAGAGATAATGCTTCATAGTGATTGTTGAGTCGTAATGCTTCCTCCCAATCAAAGTAAATGTCGGTTCGTTCAAGGTCATTGAGGAAACGATTACAAGCAGCATACATCCATTTGTTGGAATCTACCTTGCCTTGTGTAATGTTGATAGCGTATTGGCAGATGCGTTGCTTGAGTTGTTCTTTTAGTTCCTCTTCAGAAGGGGCATTGGATGTATCCATGTGAACCTCGCACTTCGCTCTCGTTTGCGGGTGTGGGACGATGACCCCTATCCTCCCCAAAACTTACGCCCCCGTTGAGTCCGTGGGGAATCTCGGAGAAATGTGTGTGGAATTTGTTGTCTGCTGCGGGTGTGATACTCTGTACAACGGGAGATCCCCCCCTGTCATTCAGTAAACCAACAAGCAAATCAATAAGGGCATGACTATCTTCAACTGTCTGTGGGTAGTTGATTATCTTAAACATCCTTCTTCTCCTCCTTCCATTCTCCCATACCGTGTTCCTTGGCATGGCAGAACTGGCATAATGTCATTAGGTTGTTCCAATCGTATATCTTGTCTTTGTTGATATGTCTTGGTATGATATGGTGTACATGGTCACCCAGCAATCCGCATCGTTCACACCAAGGGTTTCTCTTCAGATATGCTCTTCGTAGTTTGTACCATCTCCATCCATTCTTACGGTCAGGACGGTCTTGATGTGTATTAGGGTCTACAAACTGCTTTGCTTTGAAGAAAGGATTGAATACTGGTATTGGGTCATTCATACAAAGAACCTGCTAACGCACCATCCTACGATTATTGCTGTGGTAAAGACGACTGAAGCATCTTTATACCATTCCTTGAATCCTTGCCATACCTCTCCAAGTGTAATATCCTTCATTTCTTCTCCTTTTCGTATTCTCTTTGCTGATATCCGTTTGCTACACGGGATGATAGTGCCAGATAGTAGGCATCAATAATATCGTTGATTGGGGATACTGGGGTATCTGTTGGTTTTCTACCAAACTGTGCTTGTATATCGTAATCAGGATTGTCTTGATAGAAGGCATCCCTCATTTGTTCCTTACGAGCATTTCCCTTACCTGTGGCACATTTCTTTATGGAAGATGGTGAATAGAGGTCATAGGGAATGTTGTGTTTGAACAAAAAGTATTTAAGCAATCCAGCATTCTCTGCCAATGCTGTAAGAGATGC